ACTTTTTCTTTTTAGCATTTTTTTCATACGCTTTTACCAAATGAGGCACATATTTCATCATTTCAGAACGCAATTGCCACGACGCATCTTTCTTCAATTCTCCATAATACCAAGTTAAAATTTCGACCTTATTATTAACTTTTCTTGATTTTATGAACTGTTTGACTTCGAACAATTCATCTTCTTGTCCTTCTGCCGCCATTAATTGCCATTCCGAATAACTTACATGAGGTAAGCCTGTCAACTGATATCTAAATAATTGGTCACCTGTGTAAACAAATGTTTGTTTTATCTTTCTTGGTTGCCTGTCCCACCTCATGTCACCTTCCCTGTACTTCTCTGTAGGTTGTTTATAACCCATAGCATCTTCCATGTGGTCGAGTAATCTATACACTAAATCCCCATTACTAAATTTAGGTTTGTGTGTTATATCAGCGGTTTTATATGTAACATTTGTCATATTTTTCGCCGACATGGATACCTTTCTGAAATCATTTAACTTTTCTCTAATAATATCAATAATATCAATCCATTCGTAGTATTGTTTCTTGTTTTTTAATGTCATCTTATTCAAGTATCCGTTCAATATTCTACCCAATTGTCTATTTAATGATTCAACAGGGGCACTTTGATAATGTCTGCCAACTTCACCAACACGTAATAATATAGAATTATCATAACAATATTTTTTAAACACCCCTTTGAATTCTGGCCCACCATCTGCGGATATTGAAGCATAAGGTTTATTTAAATACTTTCGTTTAAATATTTTCATCATAGCTTCTAATGCCATTTCTGCAGTAACTGCATCCTTTTTGGGTTTCTTATCTGACTTTTGTTTATATATCATAGGTTCAAAGTCGCATTCATGTGTAGCCAAATCTACCATAACTAATAGAAATGCATACCCTTCTTTTGTTTTGGGTAAATACAAAGTATCAACCATAGCATTATAATCTTCAATTGGTGGCAAATTATCTTTAAATGTACTGAATGCTTTTTTTGGTTTGTGAGCTTTTTGTTGAAATGTTTCATCGATGCCAAGATCTTCAATAATTTTATCCATAATAATATGACTCAGAAAATTAAAACACACTTAAAGACTTGCCGATAGTATAATTTATAAATGGAAGAAATAACAGGAAAACAATATTTTTACAATGTTAATTTAAAAACGAAACAAAAAGCATACTTTAAAATGTTGAAAGCGGAAAAAATATATAATGATAATGAAAAAGCACATATATATTTTCACGCAAAGGTGCTGAGATGCCAGCTTGTTAAAATTGATGAATATAATGTGCCACTCGATGATTTTAAAAACAAAGAATTTAAACGGGTCGAACGCTTTGAATTAGTAACATATGGCAGGCAGATCACGTGTCATGACAGTATTATGGATTATGAACTCACCACGAATATTATTTTAAAAGACAAACAATAAATTATACAATTATATATATGGATATACAAATATATAATCAAAATTATTATTACAAAAACAGAAATAAATATATATTGTAATATTATATGAGCCGTGCTATAAGTAGAAAAACATACAAGTTATTTATGAAAAAATATAAATTGAGATTATCAACTAAACATAATAATACATATAAACCAAAGACTAATAAACAAATGTCAAAAGAAATTCATGAATATGAAAAAACAAATAATATAGAATTACCAGGTTTATATTTTACTTAATCACGAATAAAACGCAACAAATATTTATAATATATAATTCAATACTATAAATATGTCAAAACTAGAATTTAAACAAAACAAAAAAGAAATTTCATTAAAATTGTCCATTCTCCGATCAAACACTCGCCGTGTCAAAATACACATAGACACTAATTGTATGAAGCCAAGTGAAAATGAATACGAAGAATTAGATCAAGAAGATGAGGAAAGTGATGAGGACCACAATTATGATGAAAGTGATATAGATGAGATTAGTAATGATGACATTTATTACGAAAGTGAACAAGAAATTGAATTAAATGATGACGAAATTGAATCAGTTTAAAATAATTATAATAATATCAACAAAGGTGTGATCACGATAATTCGTTTCAATACAATTTTTATTATGAAATTAATAATAAAATCCCTAATCAATGTTATCAACATATTTTTCATTACTGCATAATAGCGATGTGTAGAAATTTTGCAAAAAAAAGCTTAGTTTTGCTCCATGCACGGCGTTTCCATGTTGTCTTTATCACTCTCCCCCAAACTAGCGAAATCGATTTCTCTAGTAATTTAACGTCATTTCGAAAATATGGAAGCATTAATTCCATAACAGATTCATGTTTCATTTCCTCTCTTTCTTCTTTATCGAAATGTATAAAAAAGGATTCTGCAATATTCAATATTTGTACTAATAGTTCATCATTCAAATCATTCTCTTCATTGTCTGAAGAAATAAAATCAGTTAAAACTGATTGTAAATTTGTTATAAATTCTGCTTTCATTCGATCACGCTTATATCCTTTGCGTAACAATTTGAACGATTTCATTTTAGTAAGATCATGTCCATATACTTTTTTGGGTGGAACTTCAGTATTATCTCGTCGAGGTTTTGGAAGCGCATCTAATTTTTCATCAATTGGCGCAGGTACGGCGGGCGCTGGTGTTGAATTGATTTTTTCTATCTTCATATATATAATACCAATACATTATTATATTTTAAAATTGTAATATAAATGTCATTCTATATTATATGAGAACATTAAAAGAAATTATTGCTACACCATTATCCGATAGCGATTTAGAAAATTTCCTAGGTCCAGATGTACAACAAAATATTATCACATATGCGGATTTAGCTGATTATCAAGACTTAGAGCAACTGTTGCCCCATGACAAATCGTACAAAATTATATTAATTGAATATGAACAGAACTCTGGCCACTGGATATGTATTCTAAGATATGGTTCAATTATTGAAATATTTAATTCATTTGGTACTAAACACAAACAGGACGATTTTGTAGATTCAAAGGAATTAAACAAATACTTAGGTCAATCCTCATTATACTTAAATAGTTTAATTGAAAAAGAAATAGACGATAAGATCTTTACTTTAATATATAATAAAATAAGATTTCAAAAGAAGAGTGTCCAAGTCAACACATGTGGGCGCCACGTCGTCAATAGGATCATATGTTTATTGTATTTTGATATGACTTTAAAACAATATGTAAAATTCATGGGTGATGCAGAAAGGAGAACAGAATACAATGATGATGAACGTGTATCAATGATAATTAGTTCAGAAACATCTTAACTAAATTATTTAAGTCTTCATGCATTGAATCATTAATTTTATGTAAAATATCTTTCCATTTTGTTCTTTGATTAACTAGTTTCCTGTATTTAATAGGTAAAATATCAATTAGTTTGTGTATTGCTATATTTAGATTTTTATGATGAAATGGTACATCATTCTCAATAACGAACAATATAATATCTAAGTGATGCTGTAACTGATATAAATGACCAGCTTCAGAGTTTAGAAAAGCAATTATATCATCTACTGGTTCTTTTCTGATCAAACGATACGATAATAAGCGTTTCAACATTTTCATAAATTTCTTAGCATGATAATACTTTGTGACATCAAGCATCAATGATTTATATATATCTGTAACATTAACAATCGTTTTGTGAAAATAATAATTACATGAAAATTCCACAAACTGGCCTTTTATATATGCAATTAAATCAATCTTAATTTTATTATTCTGCAATTGCAAAGTGTCAATTAAGTTAATTGTAATATTATCTATCATTTTGAAACCATTCATAATATCTATGTAGTCCCACCTTACGGGTTGTGTATTATAATATCCTGACTTAAAATCGGTAATATATACCGTGTCTGACTTTTCAAATGATTTAAATATTTGTTGAAATTTCCGAACATATTTTTGATAATCTTTCATATTCTTTGCTGTTACATTTTCTTGTAAATCAAAATCTGTTTTATATATAATAGTATCGATTGAATTTGATCCAATCAATTCTATATTTTTAGATAATGATAGTTTTTTAATAATTTCTTTCTCCATATATACTATATATAATGAAAAATAGCAAACCAAGAGAAGTTTATTATGATGTTCAAATTAACAATTTTGAATCAACTGGAGCAGCACAACAACCATTACGATTTACAGAAACCAGAAGTAAGCCACTTGTTGAAAGTTCAGGAGACTATAGTTTATCAATTGTTAGATTTGAATTAGATACATACAGTCTTCCCACATTTATCGCTGAGGTTGTACATTCAAACAATGCAGATATTAATAAAATGATTGAAACTGTTACTTTGGAATGGGATGCAAGTGGTACTCTAACAACTGAAGGGCCTTCGAACCTTGCATGGATTCCTACAAATAAACACGCTACTGTACCATCCAGTGTGCAAAAATTACAGGAACCAGCGCATGAGTATTATTATTCTAATTCATTCAGACATTATTGTGATTTAGTGAATAACACATTTGACAGTTTAACTACTGCATTAAAAACATCTGTTGGAGCTGCGTTAAATGATTTATTACCTCCTAAAATGATATGGAATGAACAAACTCAATGTGCTGAAATCATTGGGCAACAAGAATTTTATGATGAAAGCTTGGCAAATCATGTAAATATTTATTTTAATAGACAATTATATGGTAGACTGTCATCATTGCCAGCAATGGCAAATTTAAATGCTGCTCAAGGAAAGGCATTTAAAATTACAATGAAATCAGACTATGCAACCAGAGTTATTAAATTAGATATAGATGGTGCTGGTGATGTTGATTATATCAAAACATGTCAAGAATATAGTACTATTAGTAATTGGTGTGCTGTTGCTGCTGTAGTGTTTACAACAAACACACTACCTATTGTATCAACACAACAAAGTGAACCTATGATTTATGATAATGGTGCCGCTTTAAATGTAGGTGTACCTCAGAATTTTGTACAAGTTATAAGTGATATGTCAACAAATGAGATGTGTTATAAACCCAATCTAATTTATGTTCCAAGTGCAGAATATAGAATGATAGATATGTTTGGTGATAACAGTATAAGCACATTCGATATAAATGTATTCTGGAAAGACAAACGTGGTAATCTCATTCCGTTCACATTACAATCTGGCGCTTCCGCAAGTATAAAAATATTATTTCGATTGAAAAATGTAAAATAATTAATAAGTATAAATTTAATAAATTAATATGTTAATCTAATATATACATAGATTAAAATGTCAGATTCAAGTTTCAATGCAATTGTTGTTAGAGATAGCAGAATTAATGATGTCTCAACCAAAATAGATTATATAGTTAGCAAAGGTGCAGCTCAAAATAATTATCAACACATTAAGTCAACTTCGGCTGGTGTCACAAATGTAAATTTTGCAGTCACTGTACCATCTGAAAATATTCTTGTGGACAGAAATGTCACCATCTCGGCTAGACCTAGTTTTAGAGTCACCGTACCCGCTGGTGTAACTGCTAATGATGTAGTATTTAAATATGGAGTAACTGAAGCATTAAACCAGTTTCCACTAAATTCATTGTTTACCAACGCTACAGCTACTATTAATCAAGCCAGTTTTAGTGTAAACACACAAGATATGTTACATACACTCATTAGAATGAGTGATGATGAAGTATTAAGTAAATATAATTGCCCATATATGAGTGATAAAGGATTTAGATCATATTCTGATATGTCACTATTGGAAAGTAATCCATTGGGTTCATTTGAACATGCAAAAGGATCAGTGATTCCTCGTGGATCTCATCCAATTGATTTCAGCATTGTCGTAACTAGAAATGGTGCCGCCGCCTCTGCTGCTGTAACAAATGCAAATACTCCAGCTCAAATATTGTCAGTTTTGACTAGTGCTCATGTTGGAGATTCCTGGGTAATTGATATTTCATTTCAAAGTACAGAACCACTCTTGTTTTTATCTCCATTCTTATCGGGTGAAGGTAATAATAACTCAGCTGGTTTGTATGGAGTTCGTAATATGGATTTTGTATTCAATATTGATACTGCAGCAAAGAGGTTGTTATGTTCTGGTTCAACTGTTCCAATGACTGTTGCACTGACTGCTATGAATGATTGCTATTTAAATTTGAATTACTTGTCTACTCAAGCTTCTGATTTGTTAGCATCACGAAATGTTGTACCATTCTCTGATTATTCCAGATTTCTTACAGTCAGTGATCAAGTGTTTGCCGCTGGTGCAAGTCATTCCATCAATGCTCATGCTGTTCAATTGAGCCAAATCCCAAATAGATTATATGTTGTCGCCAGAAAACCAATTAATAGTCAAACTATGAAAGATTCAAATGCATTTATGGCAATAGAAGGTATTTCTATTAATTTCAACAATGTTGCAGGTATTCTTGCCAACGCCAATGCACATGATCTCTATAAATTGAGTATTGCAAATGGATCAAAACAAGATTTGTATGAATTTATGGGAGCTGCTTCCGTTGCCAATGGTGTTAAAAAGAATACCACAGGTAGTATTTTGGTTATTAATCCTGCAAGAGATTTGTCTCTACCTGATTATTTATCTAATGGTTCTATTGGTCAATATTCATTTCAAGCAAATGTTAGAGTACGTAATCTTGATGGTATTGATGTTACTCCTGAAATTCTTATTATTGCGGAATATGATGGTTTCTTTTTAACTGAAGCTGGTCAATCCATGAAACAAACAGGATTGCTAACCAAAGATATGGTTGTTAATTCTACTATGGCACAATTTGGTGAATCCTCCAATTATATTGAATCACACAATAAAGCAAATGGAAGTAATTTGAGTATTTCTTCCCTGAGAAATGTACCACTTTTGAATATGAAAAAATCAGATAAATCTGGTGGAGCATATTCTGGTGGAGCAAGTTCTGGGGGAGCATTCTCAGGTGGAGCATATTCCGGTGGAGCAAGTTCTGGGGGAGCATTCTCAGGTGGAGCACGTTCTGGTGGATGTCCATCCAATTTGAGAAACTTTGTTTAAAAACGTTAAATACTAATTATATTTTCACGTTTAAACACTGTTTTTAACAATAAAAATACTTTCTAAATATTTTTATTATTTCTATTTTTACATCAAATTAATTTAATATGCACTAAAAATCGTACTTTTGCATGATATAATCAAAAATTAGACGAAAACAGATAAATAACAAAACAGTTATTAAATTAAATTATAAAAATAATATACTACATATATATATAAGAAATGGTATTTAATTCATCACAAAACAATTTCAATTCAACAAACCCACAAGCTGAATCATTTGAAGTGTTACGTAATTCATACAACGTAAGCGAAGGCGGTTATGATTACCAACCAGCACTACGACCATCTAACGGTAAAGACTTTATGTTTCCTACTGCAGTTCATAGTATGGTATCACATTATGATCAAAACGAACTAAAATATTTAAATCATGATACAATGAGATCGAGAGAAGAACTATCCGGCAATGGAATAAGACGACAAATTCGAAAAGTTATGCCCAAAGATGAATTAGTTGGTGAAGGTTTTTTTAAAAAAGCCGGTAAAAGCGTTAGAAAAACTACTACAAAAACAGCTAACAAAACATCGAGTGTTGCTAAATCAGGAGCAAAGGCAACCAAGAAAGGAGCTGAAAAACTGAATAGAGATACAAAACCCTTACAGAAAAAGATTGCAAAATCAGTTACAGATGAAGATGGATTATTACATAAAGCAATTGGGAAAACTCTTGATGTTGCAATACCTGCAGCGGGTGAGGCTCTCGGTGCTGCTGCTTCTACATACTTTACAGGTGACCCTAAATTAGGTGCAATGGTTGGGAAAAAAGCCGGTCAAGTAGGTAGAAATGAATTGAAAAAGAAAACAGGTTACGGTGTTAAAGGCGTAGGACAATATGACAAAGGTAATATTGATTTAGAGAAAACTTTAAATAAATATGCACCGCAATACAGAAATGATGTTATTAGACAAAAGAAACCAGCTGTATGTAAAAAGCCAGCTAGTGGAAGGTGTGATGTCGTCAAGAAAATTATGAAAGAAAAAGGAATTTCATTACCTGCAGCAAGTAAATATGTTAAAGAAAATAACTTGTGGTAATCATTTGTTTGTTAAAATTTGTTAAAAATATTATATTTCATACTATTATATAGTAGCATGAATTACGAAAATTATGAAGATTTAAACAATGCCAAGAAACGTATTATTTCCCTGATGCAAACCAAATATGGAGAAGAAGGTGAAGAATACCAAGAGAGTGATGATACAGACGCAGATAGTAAAATGAATAGTATTATTACACAATTGAATAACGCTACATCATATAGTTTTAATATGATTCCGTTTATTAAAAAAGAAAAAGATAGTATGACTCAGATTGCAACAGGAAATCAAGTGCCTGTATTTAATTCAGATGGTTCACCGAGTCAAGTGCCAGTATTAAACAAAAATGGAACTCATAAGAAAAATACACGAGGTGATTTAATGTTCAAAGATGAATATGAAGATGAATACGAAGATGTTGTAGTAAAACGAGGTAATGCATACTATAGGAATGTTAATTCTCTTTTGGCTTTTAATCAACAAGTATTAAATCTATCTAATTCCTTAACTTCAACAAATAAAATATTTATAAAATTAATTGACAATATTGGATATGTTGAACCTCAAACACTAGATAATTACAAAGAGTCATATGATAAATATATAAAAACATTTGATCAATTATATCAAATTGCTGTTATTGATGAACAGTTGAAAATTACCATGAAAGAAGGTGACCAGAATGAATTTGATAGAAACCAATTAATCAATGAATTTGACAATGCTCGATTGGAAAGTTTAGAACTTGTCAAATTTAATGATATTGTCAGACGTACATATAATTATAAAAGCAATAATGTGTCTAAAATGAAGAATAGAGCTTTAAATGGTACAAGTTCCAACAATGCCATGCATGATTATGATGACGAATAACTAATTGTAAATTGATATTTTTAATGTAAAATATAATATTTATTTAATTTCTGTTGTTATTATATTGAATTAACACTAAAAATGAAATTTAAATCAAGTGAAATTAAACTACTCTTAGAAGCTTCCTATATGAATGAATCCTTTGATATAGATAAATTTAAAATTGATAGACCATTATCCAACAGACGAGTAAAAGTATATACAGTTGACGATTCCGATGAAGTAGTTGTCACTCATAGGGGATCAGCTGACTTAAAAGATTGGGTCGATAATTCTACATGGTTGAGATTTAATCTACTGGAACGATCACCCACATATAAAATACATTTAAGAAAACATATGAAAGCAGTTCATAAGTATGGAGCCAATAAAATTAATGTCATGGGTCATTCTAGAGGAGGTCTGTATGCTACTAACTTGTACAAAAATAAAC